CTCACAAACTAATCAAGCCCCCGCAGGAAGGGCCTCACTCGTCAGTTCGACGCAGCATTCATTACGGAGAACCGAGTGGCCCATCGCGTACTTAGCAAGCATCAGGGTGCCCATGCGCTCCATGACATACTCGCTTTCGACGCTCAGGTCCATCAACTTCACCGTAGCAAGGCCTTCACGCTGGAAGACAAGGCCCCGGGTGCCGCTAAAGTCTGCACCCGAGTAGCCCGTGCCAACGGAACCGCCCGGATCATTCTTAATAGCAGAACTACCAAACAGCGGGTCGATGTTTGCGCCCGTTTCATTAGCAGTCGGAAGGTGGTTACTCTTCAGAATGCGGATACCAGCAACCGACATGATCATACCACTAGCAATACTGCCGTTCCCATCGTTACCATAATCGCGGTTGATGGCATCGCTAGTCCCGTTAACAATACGGTAGTACATCAGCGGAGGCAGGATGCAGTAGCGATCATTCGACGGAACATTCTTTTCATCCATGGTTTGAGCAGCGATGAAAAGCGAAGTAATGAGGTCAGCCCCATCCGTACCAGTACCAATAGCAGTACCCCTGTACGGCGAAACCGCACTAGTATCGTCAAAACGATCTCGGAGCGAGCGCGCACCAAGAATAGCCGTGCGGAGCAGGGCCCGGTCAGCCGCATACGCAAGCGCACGACCGATTTCCGTCGAATACACCGAACGGACATCGTAGTGGTTCTTCATTTCATCGATGTCAGCAACGAACACCGACGAAACCAGCACATCATCAATGAAGACAACCTTTTCGTTGTGCTTGAACTTGTTGAGGTACTTGGAAGTAGCGGTCGTAGTGGGACCAACAAGCGTACCACCAGTACCAGCCACCGTAGCCGTAGCCGAGGGAGTCGAGAGCAGGCTCTCACCCGGGGTGTGGTAACCAGCACCAGCAACGCCCGTGACCGGGAACTGGGCCGACTTACCGCTGGAAATGGTGCGAACGCGGTGCAGAGGCATCATCACATTGTTTTCTTCAAACGAAGTGACGATTTCACCGCTGAACACCTTGAGGAACAGGGCATCGACATCGCCCGTGGGCACACCGTTGGTGGTGGCCTGACCAAACCGCGAGGGCTGGCTATTGAAAATTGCCATGATTAAAAATCCTAATTACGAGACACGATAGATGGTTGTAGTGCCTTGAGCCAAGGTTGTCCCTCGCAAGGGGCCAAAGCCGTCAGCATTTCTCTGGCCCATCCAAAGCCAAAGAATGAAATGAGGCCACCGGAATAAACCGTATGGCCTCTAGGGATCTACCCTGTGAGAAGGGATGTGTATTAAGGGTAGTCCGCCGGGATTTCCCCGGTGTCTTCAGGAACATCAGCAGCCCACCAACCAGCGGGAATCTCCACGCGGTTCTGAGACATAACCTTAGTTCCGTCTTTCTGAACAACGAACACCTTCGCCTTAACGGGTTCCGCCAGTTGAACTGGGGTTCCCGGGGGGACGAGGATCACGGTGCTGCTGCACCCGCTTACGGAAGCGATCACGGATACCACCAGCAGTTGGATCAGCGGTTTCACCATGTGTTTCCTTAGAAGCGAGTCCTTCTAGCCACTTCAGAACAGCAGTCACCAATTGAAAGATCCAGTTCAAGCCTTGTCCGCATCCTTAGCAAGGATCAGACCAAGACCAGCGGTGATCGCCGCCACAACCGAAGCCACATCAAAGACGGTGGCCGGGTCGTTATCAAGCAGGGCAACAGCCGCGCTAGAGACAGCAGTCAAGATCGTGGCAATACCAAGAACGGTAGTCTTAGGACTCTTCTTCATTATCGAACTCCAAGAGCATTGCTCAGGGCGACCCGCTGTTCCACATCCTTACGGTACGCGGGGTCCTTGGCATACCGTGGATCCTTCATGGCCTGAACAATCTCAGCAACGCTACGGAAGGCCCCACCAGAGGGTCCGTTGGTGTCACCCTGAATCAGGCGACCAGTCTGCTGAGTACCATTGGTCTGAGCGTACCGGGCCTGAAGACCCTGAACAGCCATCTTGATGGTGTTCATATCGCCGCCGTCCATGATCTTATTGAAAGCGTCGATCTCGTCTTCCGGCAGGGCTTCAGCAGCCCATTCAGTCATAGCGGCATACTGGCCTTCACCTCCGACAAGGTTCATCACAGAGCCAAACTGAGACTCCATGACGGCCTTCTGACCCTCGACATAAGCCCGAACAATCTGCTCGGGGATGCCCATATTGGTCGTGATGGACTGAATAGATTCTTCGCTCAAGTCTCCGTTCTGGTAGAACTCGGTCGAATACTGCTCCAGATTGTCGAAGCCCACAGGCTTAGTGCCAGAAGACTTGCGCTCAAGTTCTGAGTAAGCCTTGGCAAGATCCTCGGGGCTCTGGAACTTTTCGGGAAGCCAACCGGGTCGCTCTGCGGCGGGAGTTTCCGGCTGCTTAGGCGCAGTCCCGTTTGCTTCTGCGATAGCCTGTGCCAGCGCGTCGGTTTCATTGTTGCTCTCTGCGGTATCCCGCACAATCGTTACTTGCTGATGGTTACTCATTGCTCAAGGGCTCTCTGCTCGGCAACTCGACTCGCACTCTGGACCATCGAAGGCGTATTTTGCATGAGCATCTGCTGCTGCATTGCGGCTTGCTGCTCCTGCATAATCTGCTCCTCCGACTTGACCAGACCCGTCGTATCGATGCCAAGCGAAGCGGCACGACGGTTCATGTACTCTCGGAGGTCAATATACTGTGAAAGTCCCTGTGGGCCCAAAATTTGTCCAATTCCCTGAAGATAAATATCAAGTCTGTTCAGGTCATTGCCGCGACCCAGAGCATCGATCCCGGTCACAATCGCCGGAGTCACGAACTTCTTGTCGATCTTAGGCATCTTCTTAGCCTTGATCATTCGGTCCATAATGCGATTGACCAGCGGCAACTGGAACTCCTGCGAGAGCAGGCTGTAGATGCCCCCAAGTTGCCGTTCGATGCTCTGAG